CTCGTAGAGAAGGTGCAAAAGGCACCGAAGTTTCTACACTTGCAGGTGGTCAAAATCTTGGCGAGATATCAGATGTACAATACTTTCAAAAGAAATTATACAAATCTCTTAACGTACCTATTTCTAGAATGGAATCAGAAAATGGTTTCAATCTAGGTAGAGCTGCAGAAATTACTAGAGATGAACTTAAATTTACAAAGTTTGTACAAAGACTAAGAAAAAGATTCACTCAATTATTTCATGATATACTTAAAACACAATTAGTTTTAAAAGGTATCATAACGATAGAAGATTGGCAGAATTTAAAAGAACATATCCAATATGATTACTTGAAAGATGGATATTTTTCTGAATTAAAAAATGCTGAATTACTAAGAGAAAGACTAGCACTTGCAAACGAAGTTAGTCCTTACATTGGTAAGTATTTCTCTGTTGAATACGTTAGAAAGAATGTATTGAGACAAAGTGATGAAGATATCATTGATATTGATACTCAGATTCGCAAAGAAATTAAACAAGGTATTATTGCAAATCCTGAAGGCGCAAGTATGGAAGATGATGATAATACCGATATAAATATAGGAGATAATTAATTATGTCAGATAATGAAAAAGTAGATAATGTAAAAACAATGGTTGACTCTCTTGCAAATGGCGATAATATCGCAGCTCAAGACGCATTTAAAAATGCTCTATCAGATAAAATAGGTAGTGCCTTAGATGATAAGAGAATGACTGTTGCAAATGATTGGTTGAACGCAGCTCATGAGACAGAGGATTTAGAGCAAAACTCTGTAATGAGTGGCTCGCAAGAAGTAGAACCTGTTGAACAGGAACCTGCTCAAGAGCCTGTTGAGATAGACAATGATGAGGAACCAAATGAACAACCTGACGTTTCAGAAGTTTAAAGGACAAATATCTGAACGAAGGTATGGTGGACCTGATAAAGGTAAGGCGTATAAAGTATTATCGCCAAAGATGAAGGCTGCTATAGATGATGTTTATAGTATGATTGATAAGACATCTGATCCTCTTATAGGAAAAGTACAAGGTATTATTAATCAAGTGGCTAAAAAACATGGTATCAATGTGTCAAGTATAGAAAGATATATTGATAACGAAACAATAAAGTAAGGAAATAAAAAATGGCAATTGCAACAAGAACGCTCAGAGATACGGTAGTAGAAGCTTCTGGTGGTGCGTCAGGTGGTAAAGTTACTGTTCTAGTAAACATGGACGATAACACTACTGCTAACTCAAACATATTAGACGCAAGTGGTTTATCGGGACACGCTAATGGGGCAAAATTAGATATCACTAGAATATGGTGGTCTTTAGTACAAGGTACTGCTGATGACAATACAGGTCATGTACAGATACAGTTTAAAGGTGCTTCATCGGATACTATCGCAATTCAACTTGCTGGTACAGGTCACTATGATGGTACTGCTGGTAAGATTACGAATAATGCAACGAATACAACAGCGACTTCAGGAGACCTAGAGTTAAGTGCTTTTGGAACTTCTGGTAGTGTAATTATCGAATTAAGAAAAGACGAATCATTTACTGCATAGTAGATAGGATTTTCTATGGCGATTACGAACACAGCTATTGTTGATACCACTTCGAAGTATATTGTACAATCGAAGGGTATCAAGGATGAAAAAGACCAAATAGTAGTTGACGCTGAAAAATTAAATAGTGGCACAAACAAATCAAAAGTATGTTTGATTGAGTGTCATTTTCAGATAAAAGGCACAGGTACTTTAAAGTTAAGTGCTGAATCTGAAACAGACGATTTGAGTTTTACTGGTAATGGTAAATATGGACTAAGACCAGATGAACTAAAATTTGGTGATGATAAACAATTTAAATTAACAACTGATTCAAACGTAGAGAGTTATTTGTTAGTTTCAGAGTTTAGGAGAAAATAAAATGGCAGATGTAGTTACATCACAAACGATAGCAGACACCGTTGGTGTTAAAACTGTTATGAAGTTTACGAATATTAGCGATGGTTCAGGTGAAACACTTGTAACTAAAATGGACGCTAGTGCTTTGAATTTTATGTCAGAGGACGCAAATAGGGTTCTATCTAAAATTTATTGGGCAGTTAATACAACAAATGGTAAATCTGGTGTAGAATTATTATGGGCTGGTAGTGGTACTAATGGCGCAAATGCAACGATAGGGTTTTTTTCAGGTCGTGGTTTTCATGATTACTTTACTGCTGGTAACAGTATACCAAATAATGCGACACTAGAAGCAAATACATCTCCTGCAGGTGATATTTTATTATCAACAAAAGGTTTCGTTGCAGGCGATAACTATACTATTATTTTAGAAATAAGGTAATGGCAAAAAAGAAAAAAGATTATTCTAAAGCAATTCTAGAAAGAATTGTAGGAACTAAGTCTAAAACTTATCTTGCTGATGAATTTAAAAAAGCATTTGCAGAAAAGTATGGAATAAAAAAAGAAGAAATGAAAAGAGAGGTTGTAGATAAAATCTATAACAATAAAGAAAAGGTGGAGAAATGAAACTAATTACAGAGACAATTGAAAATATCGAAGTCTTAAAAGAAGATAATGGCAACGGTAAAAAAGATTACAAAATTCGAGGCGTCTTTATGCAGGCTGATATCAAAAACCGTAATGGCAGAGTTTATCCAGTCGAGACTTTAGCAAAAGAAGTTAAAAGATATACAAACGAATTTATAAACAAGAAACGTGCTTTCGGTGAACTAGGGCATCCTGACGGACCAACAGTTAATCTAGAAAGAGTTTCACACATGATTACTAGTCTTAAACCAGAAGGTAAAAACTTTATTGGAGAAGCAAAAGTAATGGATACACCATATGGTAAAATCGTCAAAAACTTAATTGACGAGGGTGCACAATTAGGTGTATCATCAAGAGGTATGGGTTCTATTCAACGAATGTCTGGAAAGAACGTAGTTGGAAATGACTTTTATCTCGCAACAGCAGCTGATATAGTTGCAGACCCATCGGCACCTGACGCTTTCGTAGAAGGCATAATGGAAGGTAAAGAATGGGTATGGGACAACGGCGTACTGAAAAGTATGGAAGTTGAACAATATAAGGAAGAAATTGAAAGAACTAAACGCAAAGAACTTGCCGAAGTGAAAGCAAAAGTATTCAAAGACTTCTTATCTAAATTTTAAAAACCTACGCAGCTTATTTAAAAAGCGTAGGGTTTAAGATGGTAAGATGTATAAATAATAGTAATAAGAAAAAATTAATTAATTTTTAAATATTAAGGAGAGACCGAATGTCTGAAACCGAAGTAAAAAAAGAAGTAGAAGCGGTAGAAGAGCAAAAAAATGCGGCTAACAAAGACGCAGCTCCTGCTGAGACTACTCACCTTAAAAATGACGCAGAGGATCTTGGTGCTCCAGTTGTAAAACCAACTGACAGTAACCCAGACGCTACGAAAAAGGTATCTAAAGTATCGGACCAGGTTAATAAGGATGCGAAAGACGGTTCTTTACCAAAAGACCAAAAACCATCTGGCATGAAAGAAGAGGAAGCTGAAGTGAAAGGCGAAGAAGAAATTGCTGAAACTAAAGAAGAATCAACTGAAATGAATATTGACCTATCTGATGATGTTAAGGCATTAGTTTCAACAGACGCTGACCTTTCTGAGGAATTCAAGGAAAAGGCTGCAACTATTTTTGAAACTGCTGTTAAGACAAGAATACAAGAACAGGTTAAAGTACTAGAGGCTCAGTATGAAGAAAAACTTTCAAAAGAAACTGAAACAGTAAAAGAAGCTATGGTCGAAAAAGTTGACTCATATCTAAACTATGTTGTTGAAGAATGGATGAAAGAAAATGAAACAGTAAAAGAAGCTATGGTCGAAAAAGTTGACTCATATCTAAACTATGTTGTTGAAGAATGGATGAAAGAAAATGAACTCGCAGTTGAAAGAGGTATTAGAACTGAAATCGCTGAGGACTTCATTACTGGACTTAAATCTTTGTTCAAAGAACATTATATTGATGTTCCTGAAGAAAAGTACAATGTACTTGAGGACTTAACAAATCAAGGAAAAGAATTAGAAGCTAAACTTAACGAACAGATTGAAAAGAATGTAAATCTGACTAAAGAAGTTTCTGGTTTCCATAAGAAACAAGCAATCGCTGAAGTAACTGCTGATTTAGCAGAAACAGAAAAAGAAAAATTTGTTTCTATGGCAGAGAATGTTGAGTACGATAGTGCTGAAAAGTTTAAGGAAAAGTTAGAGACTATTAAAGAATCTTACTTCCCTAAAACAAAATCAGAAGTAGCAGAAGAAAATTCTGTTGATTCTGTGGCGGCGAATGAACCAGCTGTTGAAGCTAGTTCGGATGCTATGGCTGCATATACAGCCGCAATATCTAAGAACCTTAAGGCGTTATAGTCTTAATGTTTTTTTTAAATGTAAATAATAATAAGGAGAGATAAAATGTATCTTACTGAAAACTTACAGGAAAAGTGGCAGCCAGTCCTAGAACATCCAGATTTGCCAAAAATCGAAGA